TCGGCCTGCCAGAGTAGAAGCAGAACCCCGCCTGGCCGTCGTACAGTTTCTTCAAGAACTCGACGGTCAGATCGAACTCCAGACCCTTCTGTTCTGCTCGATATTTCGCCTGCGACATGCGAGTGGCGATGAATGTTTCTTCCGGCGATTCCCTTCGCTGGTATTTCCGTTTCTCTGGCTTGTAAGACCTGGCCATGTTTAACAGCCGAAAGTACCCTTCGTCAGTAACGATTTCGCTCATGAATTTTGCCTGCTCGATTTATTGAACTTATTTTCAGAACCAGAATCTAAAGTCCCAATGGACGGGGGAACTCTTGTCTTTGGTATGGGGTAAGTAATTAACATACTACCATTTTCAAGTTAAAACCGAATCCCCGAATTCCCCGATTTCGGGTGATTCAAAGTCATCGGCATCAAAGTCAACTTCAGGGATGTCCTGGCTCCGATCCAACCTTCTCTTGGTAAGCTCAAGGAACCCCTGGCTCGTTGGCCCCAGAACCACTCTTCTCCGGCCCCTTCTTTTCTCGGTGGGTCTTTTGTAAATCAACCCCTTGTTCTTGAGGTTCCGAATGATGAACTGGATGGAAGCCTTGGTTGTGTCATAGGGGACCTTTTCTATGACTTCATCCAAGTCACAGAATGAACCGTCTTCATTTCCTTTGACAATGGTCGCAAGGACCTGCTCTTGTTTCTCAGTCAGCTTCACACTTCTTCTCCTGGCAATAGCACCAAGGGTTCAGATGGGTCCTGGCGATCAAATGCCACCAGAGGTAAGGTCCTGGGAAGCTCTCTACCTGCATCTGGGTTCTCATATACGCCATACATCGGCATGGCAAAAACCAGTTGCTGGGTGTTCCTGAGAATGTCCAGTATGGGCATATCTTCAAGAACTCGACGCTTCTTCTCCAGCCTTTCCTCTCCCACCCCTTGTTTCTCCAGCGAACTGCGGTAGTAGTAAAACTCTCGCAGCTTCGGCTCTAACCCTTTGCGTTCACGAGCCGATTTCGCCATAAATTCATCTCGAAGGGCCAAATAATCCATCGGGTTGCAGTCGAAATGCAGTCCGAAGAACTGGATGCCCTCCTCGTAATACGGTGACCTGCGTGGCTTGGCAAACTTGAAGCCTGCCTTCTGCGCGAACAGGTTGTAGCGGGACATCGAGGATTGAATCTCAGCGAAGCGTTTCCCCTCAAGTCTAGCCGCCAGATTGAGTGCCCGATAAGCCACCCCGATGCCCCTATACATCGTATCGACCACGGTCCTGGAATTCAAACATACGTTCTGATTCAACCACTTAAAGCGATGGACGTTGGTGATTCTCGTGTCCTTTCCCGTAGCTGCAATCCGTGGCATAACTAGGTGTCGGTCTTTCAACAGCCCTCGTGGAGAGGTCATGACACATACGCCAACTAGATGTTTTCCAAGGGAAATTCGGTATACGTGCCCTGCGGTTCGACCCGTGGACTTGTAGTGCAATTCATGCAGCTCTTCCCAATCTTCCTTATTCCCTGGGGATATAAGCATCTCAGATAATGGGCCGAATTCTGCAACTGGTTCAGAATTTCGCTGAATTTTTGCGCTAACCAGTGGCTCCACGTCAGTCTGCCTTGATCACATCTACTTTTTCACGGAAATATTTCTCAATCGTCACATTGGCCGCCAATTCTTCACCCAAATCCGTATGCGTAGTTGCGACAAGCAGCATCTTTAGCATACGGCGAGCATATTTCTGCATACTGTAGGCCACGACTTTGGCGGTCACACGATCAAGAACGGCGCCGAACTCGTCAGCCACCCACACGTCAGCGTCCTGGTTCATGACGTGGGCAAGGCGCAATCTGTATCGCTGCCCGTCAGAAAGCTCGCTCGGTTTGCGAATGAACAGGTAGGCATCGTTCAGGCCGACCCGTGACAGAAGTTCGAGTGCCTCCTTCGTCGATGTGCCCACCTGGTCTACCAACGGCACCTCTGGCAATTCCACCTCTTCGATGTTGACGATTTTCAGATCGTGATCCTCTTGCAGCCCAGAGACTAGCTGGCGCAGAAGGACTGACTTACCAGAGCCAGACTGCCCTGTGATATACACAATGTCCGTTGGCTCCAGATCAATCTCAAGCTCGTCATACAGGATGAACTCTCGGTCGTCGAGTCCTAAGCCGAACGCTTCAGCGACTTCGATGACCCGTGGAGTACGCTCTACCGTGGTGTTGAATTTCTTGCTGACGGTAAATTTCATTCGCTTTCGAGGTAGTCTTTGGCGTGGGCTACCATTGCCTCCACTGTGCTTTCGGACTCGTATTCACCGACCAGCGTAGACAGCCACCTGGACAGCACTTTGGCGTCACTACCTAAAACATGGGTGAATCCAAACAAATCTTTGGTGGAAATCTTTTTGCCAGACACTCCCTCGCTGTCTGAGATCGCATCTGAGACAGCCTCCGATGTTTCGTCGCCCATCATGTCCATTAACGCTGATTCGTCCATGTCGCCCAAATCAGTGGTCATGAATTCAAGCTCCTTTTCGGAGAAGCCCATCGCCCCCAGCAGGTCCTCATCTGATTCAGCGATAGCCTCGAGTTCCTTGTTGAGCAGATTCGTGTCCACGTCACCAACGGCCACGCGATTGTCAGCCAGTCTGGAGGCGTTTGCTTCGTTGGCCGTCAGGTCCATGCGAACGATCACAGGAACCTTATCCATGCCCAGATGCTGGGCCGCCAGATGCCTGCCATGTCCCTTGATGATGACGCCCGCCCCGTCTACGACGATGGGCTGGTCAAAGCCGAATTTTGAAATGGATTTTGCGATGGACTCGATTTGTTCATCCGTATGAATCTTGGCATTGCCCTCATAGGGACGAATTGCATCGACATCCCAATTTTCCACCTTGTCCTGTATTTCTTTCACCAGTCGCGCTCCCTGTAGAGTAATTCGTTCTCGAACAGCCGTCGTACCTCAAAGCTCAGATGTGTCTGAGTTCGTAAGACGGCCTTGATGTGTTCTGTAGACATATCCGCAAGCGCAACCCTGCGGAATGGCTGCTTACCATCCTTCCCATAGGTTCCCCACAGGAAATGCTGGCGACAAAATCCGTGGTCGTCAGTGTCTGCCACAAGCGAGAGGTCCTCTTCATCGCCATGAGCAGAGCGCCTGAGATAATCATGGCCGCCATCGACCATGTAGGTCTTGCCATTGGCGTCCTCGTGCGTGACGTAATCGTGACGGTGCCAGCTTTCGATGACCGTTCCGTCAGGCGTCCTAATCCTGTTCCTCAGAATCATCCTGATCTCCCAGTAGATATACGAGGGCATCTCCGGCGTTGGTCAGAGAGTCGCCCGAGTTGAAGTCCTGGTCTTTCATGACCTGCTTGAGTCTCGCGGACAGAATTTCTGCGTCGAGGACCGGGACTTTGAATCGCATGATGGTGTGAGTGGGTGGCGCCTTGGTTTCTGGGTCAGCCAGAAGGTCGTCTTCTTCATCGTCCAGATCAAGGTCGTCCAGATTCACCTCACTCGCGGTGAAAATGGCATCGAAGTCTTTTTGCGAGAACGGCAGGAAGTCAGCCAACTCGTCCGTTTGCAGATCGCTCAGTACGTCTGCCAGCAAACCGGCGTCATCGTGACCCCAGCGGCCATTGTCTGCCAGACCGATCTCCTTTGCCCTGGTGTCGTCCACCTCGCCCAGATTGACGATTGGGACCTCTTCAATGCCAATGCGCTTGGCACTCTCCCATCTGTGGTGTCCACCTATGATTTCCAGTTTTTCATTCACTTCGCGCACTATAATGGGCTTGAACACGCCCAAGCGTTTCAGACTAGCGTCGAGTTTTTGTTCTGCCTCTGCATCCAGTACGTTCGGATTCCAGGGATTTCCTCGCAGTCGATTTACTTCCACGACTTGGTGACGATAACGCATTGAAGTACCTTCAAATCTGGTCTGGGATACCTTATACTACCAGCCTTATACTTCAGGAGCAACGGCTTGGAGCCTATTCAGATCGTTTACAATGCTGTAGCGGCAAAAGTGGTAAACCCAAACCAGACTGTGGATTTGTCACTACAGCAGATTCTCTCCTACCACGTTGCAGGCTACGAGCAGACCGATGCGTACCAGACTGGCGCCTGGGACGGTCGCTCCAGTTTCTACGAGATGCGCCACCATCGCTTCCCGTCTGGTTTCGTGCCAATCGTCCACAGGTCCCTGACAAACCTGGGTTTCAAGGTATCGCTGCGACGTAAGCCGCTGCCCCCACCACGAGGGCCAGAGAAGCCAGAGGTCGATAAGTTTGGCTACGACGATGAGCGTTACGCCTACCAGTTGGATACCACCGCCCAGCTTGTGAAGCATGGGCGCATGATTGCTCAGGTTGCCACTGGTGGCGGTAAATCTCGCATTGCACAAATTGCAACCGCCAGGATCGGGCGACCCACTTTGTTCCTCACAACGCGCAAGGTTCTGATGTACCAGATGCAGGTGCATTTCCAGAACATGATCGCGGAGATGGGTAAATATCACCCGTCAGTCAAGGGAAAGCCTGTAGGTGTTCTAGGCGATGGCGATTGGGAACCCAAGGGGTGGATCAACGTAGGCATGGTTCAGACCATCGCAGCCCGCCTGAAACAACCCAGTTCCAGCGATGCGCCCGCCAAGCAGAAGGCGCAAATGAACCGGATCGCCAAAACGAGGGAACTGCTGGAACGATTTGAGTTCGTGATCCTCGAGGAAGCGCATGAGGCGTCCGGCAACAGCTACTACGACATTCTGAAGCGATGCAAGAACGCTGAGTACAGGCTCGCTCTGACTGCCACCCCGTTCATGAAGGACGATGAAGAAGCCAACATGAACCTGATGGCATGTGCCGGACCTATTGGCATCAGGGTTTCAGAGAAGCAACTGATCGACTCTGGCATCCTGGCCAAGCCCTACTTCAAGTACCTGACGCCTTACCCAAAGCCCAAGTATCTGCTCAGGACAACTGGCTGGGGTCCCGCGTATCGTCTTGGAATCGTTGAGAATACTTCCCGAAATGCGCTGATTTTGCGCGAAGCTATTATGGGTCACAAAGCTGGACTATCAGTTCTGGTCCTGGTCAAGCAGAAGAAACACGGCAAGTTACTTGAACAAGCATTCAAGAATAACGGAATGCGAACCAAGTTCATTTTCGGTGAGTCCACTCGCAAGGTGCGAACGGCAGCGTTAAATGCGCTGGAGAAGGGCGAACTGGATGTGCTGATTGGCTCCAACATCCTGGACGTAGGTGTGGATGTCCCAGCCCTCGGTATGGTGATTCTGGCTGCTGGCGGGAAGGCTGAAGTAGAGTTACGCCAAAGGATAGGTCGTGGATTACGCGCAAAGAAAAAGGGAGGCAATGTCGCATTTGTCGTGGATTTTAACGATAAGTGGAACAAGCACCTCCAGAAGCACAGTCTGGCACGCCGTAATATTGTTAAAGCGACCCCCGGATTTTGTGAAAATATTCTTCCTGATGGGGAAGAATTTCCTTATGAACTGCTATAACCTTATAGTTGTGCAAAATCATCACTTACGGATATACTACGCCTATGTCTTCTGAAGCCGTTGCAATCATGTCCCCTGTTACAATGAAAATTCGCGTCATGGGCAAGGATCGTGCCATCGACGCCCTGGGCATCGAGGATGCTCTCGAGTGTGCCGTTGATTTGATTTCCAGCGGACAGGCAATCCCCAAAGGCATCTTCCGGGATGGTGTTGAAGTCTGCTCCGAGCAAGACATCAATACCTACTGGGAACAGTCTCGTCGCAAGTCTGCCTGAATCATGACGACAATTGCGTGGAAACCTGGTGTGATGGTCGCTGACAAGAAGACCACCGATGGTGACCTCGCACATTCCTGCACCAAAATCTATCGAAGAAAGGGCTATGCCATAGGATTTTCTGGCTATCTGCAAGAGGGCCTGCAATTCTGTGACTGGTTCCATAAGCGTGAGGGCAAGTGTCCACTCAAAAAGACGGACGCCCTCGTCATGAATCTTACTACGGGAGGGTGTGTCCATTGGGAAGCAAAAGCCAAGATAGGAATACCAGTCGAGGACCCATGCACAGCTATAGGCTCTGGAGCGGGCCTGGCTATAGGGGCGATGGAAGCGGGGGCGACACCCCAGCAAGCCGTGAAGATAGCGGCAAAGAGAGACCCGGCAACGGGCTTCGGAATCCAGACGGTCTACAGCAAGAAGAGGAAGAAGTGACCCCGAACGAGACCGCTTTACTCAGGTGCATGCGAATCTTATCCCAGAGACACTTCAAGAACGACTGGGAGGATGGTCTGGAATTCATCCTGTGGCACTGGATGCGGGACAGGTGCGAATCTCCCCTAACCCCGATGGAAAAGTTTGATCTATACAGTCGCTACAATAGGGCCAGGGGCTGGTTTGTCACAAAAGAAGAGAAACCGCACTACGTCAAACGTGAGGTCTGGATGATCATTTATGAAAGAGAATTTGGAGACGACGATTAAGGATCGCTGTTCGATTTGCGATTGCTTATTCGATTACGAAAGAGAGGGTGGGGTTCTAGGGTACATCGGAATCATCCCCGTAAATTTCTGCCCAACCTGCAAGTGCGGTGTCATGGACTTCGCAGACCAGATGCGATGGCCTTACGAATGCCCCAAATGCGGCTATTTCGAGGATGACGATGATCACGATTGAAATGGTCATCCTCGCCGCGCTCTGTTTCGTGCAGAGCGCCACTTTCACCTGGTCTGGTCGCTCCAGGGCCTCGGGCCATGTCATGTGGCACTGGTTCGCCGCAGTCTTCTCAAATGGGACGTATTTTGTGACCACCGTCACAATCTGGAAGTCAATCTGGGAAGCTCTGACCACCTCAAGCTGGGAAATCGTTGTCCTGACTGGGGTTGTCTACGTCATGTTCACCTCACTCGGGTCTGCCGCCATGATGAAGTTCATGATCGGATTCGAGAAAGGCAGCATGCGCGTTGGTCATAAGTCTTAACTATAAGCTATAATGGACCTATGAATACTTTCTGGCACAACAGCCCCATTTCCTTTCTCCAGGCCCTCGGTCTGCTGTTTATCGGCTTGAAGATGACCGGCTACATTGACTGGCAATGGTGGTGGGTGCTGTCTCCGTTGTGGCTACGGTACACGGGAATCATTCTGTTCTGGTTGTTCGTGGACAGTATGATGAAAGAATGGCATCAGCGCACCCTAACGACGCTGAAGGAAATGGAGGGAGACTCCGACTGAAGTTCGCGACAGTGAGGAAGGGAATCCCAGAACGCGAGGCACCCTTGAGCCAAAGATAGGGCGGACGTTACGCCTAGTTCGTGAGCGGTTGACCCCGTAGGCCAATATTTGGTTGCCTGTGTGGAGTAGCATGCTAGGTTCGATTCCCCACCCCGACAGGGGCCTCAGGTGGCACAGGCAACCAATCTTTTCTGGGCATGATATGGCAAAGAATAAGGCAGTAATCTACCGAAAAGGCACACGCTACTGGATGTCGAAAGCTCGGCTCCCAGACGGTAGGCGCATCTTCAAGTTCTGGTCATCCCATCCCTGGCCCTTCTACCACGGCTGGACCCTCGAGTCTGACAAGCGAAAGGCATACCGGCACTTTCTTGAGTGGATTCCCAAATGAAATGGATCGCCCGCATTCTCTTTTTCCTGTTCGTCTTCTTTGGACGAATCATTCTGATCGCACTAGGCTGGGTGGCCGTGGGCTTGTCAGTTGCTGGTGACGGTTACAGGCGAACTCCGCGCATGTGGCGTCTGTGGGCTAACGCAGAAGAGGTTCTCAAGCAAGGCTGGCAACCCGCAGATGCGTCTCGCTGGGATATGTACGTAGAAATGGCCTGGCGAAACCCCACGATGGGTTTACGCGACAAGCTGAAGCAGCCTATCCCAGAGGCGCAGCCAAACCCAGATCGACTGGTGCGAGAAGGCTACAAGAAGAGCGCCACCCGTCTGATGGTGCATGACTACTATTTCGAGTTGTGGAGGCTGTCTGCTTTCGACAAGAAACTGTTTGGAAAGTGGAAATATTTTGAAATTCGAGTAGGATGGAAGTTTGTAGACGAACGCTCCGGCCAAGACACGTTCTACCCTACGATTCAACTCGGACCCAGGCGATGAACACGACCAAAATTGAACACTTCGCCGCTGATGATGCTCCCATCCTGGGAGCAAGAAAGGTCTGGTGGCTAATTGACGGTGCCTGGGAACATAAGGGGTGGCTCATGCCACCTCTGAAGCAGGACGTTTGCCCGACACCAACCGAGTGTTATCTGAACGCAGGCTGCATCCACGGGTGCGTCGATGAGTAGCACCCTCAAACCCTGTCCCTTCTGCGGCTCAGAGAATCTGTACTCTGGCCAGGTGTCATTCGCTGCCTATGGTGTCGAGTGTAAAGAATGTGGAAGCAAAGGGCCATCCTACGGTCTTCCTGACAAAAGCGACAAGACCATCGGTGACTTAATGGCGGAATTGCAGAACAAAGCTATAAAGTCTTGGAACTCAAGAAAATGATGTATTTATTCGACGACGCCGATAACCAATCGGTACTGCACGACTGCAAGGATTGGGAAGCTGCGGAGGCCAAAGCACAAGAGAACGATCTGACTTTGGTGGGAGAATTTGTCGGCTGGTACGACGAGGGCTGGGAGTATGTTCACTAACACATTTATAGTAGGTCTGATTGGCCTGGGATGTTTCATATTGCTCTGGTACGGCTTAAAGCTGGCAGAGCATATTGCGAAGAAACTGCCATGAAGGTAAAAATACATAAGGATGCCTGGCTACCACCTTGGTTGCTGGGCATTGTTCTTCCAGGCCATATGCTTCTGAGGAAGAAGCTCTCCAGTGAGCGTCTGGCGCGACTTTACACCCACGAATTGGGTCACGTATACCAACTCAAAAGGCTGGGTAGCTGGGGCTATCTGAAAGCCCACGTAAGCGAAATGATCCAGTTTCGCAGCTTCTGGCACTACCCGTTGGAAAACGAAGCGAAAGCTCAGGAATATCGCCACTTGACCGAGAAGGAACTTGAGTGGTGGGACGCCGGAGTCATTGAATTGTGATTTCGTTCCTGCTCGGCTTTTTTCTTGGTGTATTCGTTCTGCTGGGATACATGATTCGGCGCATGATGCAGAATGAGGAATGGGACGATAGCAATGCCACCAACGCCATACGGCTCATTTCCCATGTGGTGCTGCACCCCGAAGATTTCGGCAAGATGTACTACATTCCCCAATCGGCAATGAAGTTACTTGCCCGATTTGGCTACAACCCAGACAGAGACCTCAAGCGTCCTTTCTGGTATGTGGACAAGGACGAATTATCAGAAGTGGTCGATTCCAGGCCCGAGGAGACAAAGCGTGAAGAAAAAGACCGACTACATTGAAGACGAAATGGGTATGGCCTACGACGATGGCATGGAAGAGGAACTCAAGAAGGATCGCGAGAACCAGATCAAGAAGAAGGAACTCGAGGAGATGGAAGCTGCGGCTCGAGCCGAAGCAGAGGCCCTGGACGCAGCCATTGCTGAACGTCGCATGGCTAACTGGGAAAGAGCCTCTGTTCTGACCCAGGAAATGGCTCAACGGGCCATGAAAGCTATGGCCACAGAATGCAAGCTCCGCATAGCCCAGCTACTGGCCCTCGTCGCCATCGCACTCATCCTGCTGGCAAAATGAAAGACCCTTATCCCCCGCAAAAGACTGGTCGCATTCTGATAACCGGGTGCCCACGTTCGGGCACCAAGTTTATCCACCGATATTTCTCGCGACAGCATAAGGTCTTCCTGGGCCATGAATGCGAGGGGAAGCATGGGACGGTCGAGTGGCGTCACGCCTATGCTCGACAACCCAGATTCGAGGTCACTATTTCATGCGTCAGGCACCCGTTGCTGACGATTCGCTCTCTGACCGACCTGATGATCGCCTACAGCCAGCAAAAGGATCGCATCGAATGGCGGTGGATCGTTACCCTGGCCAAAGAGGGCGGCTGGTTTCAACTGCTGGATGGAGGCATGTGGGTGGAAGCCGCTACAATGTGGTGGCTGACCGTTTACAGCCACCATCGCGACAAGGAATGGCTGCAAATGCGAGTTGAGGACTTCAATATGCCCTCGCCGCCACCAGACCAGCATCCCAAGCCCAATGCCTTGGAAATCGACAAGGACTGGTGCTGGGATCAAGTGAAGGACCTGGCCACAGAGATTGGTTACACCAAAGGAGGCATTCAATGAAAATCAGCAAGATCAAACTGCTCAGGGCAATGGTCGCAGGACAGGGCGCCAAGCTGCTGTCGCTGCCTGTCCAGATTCTGGGCTTCTTCGTGGTCCCGTTCCTGTGGCACTATCGCAAGGTGGACCTCGCCAGTATGCTGCGCTACAACAAATGGGCCACACCCTGGGTCAATCCAGAGGATTGGACTGGCGGCTGGCGTGGCCACCCACCTGAATACGAGTGCCTGCCCAAAGACTTTCGTGAGGATGGCTGGACTGGCTTCTGGTCGTTCTACCGCTACCACGCCATGCGAAACCGCGCCCACGGACTCAGGAACTTCTCCTGGTGGAACCTGCCACTGAAGGAAGGCGAAATCGAGTTTGAAACCCCAGAGCATATTCCTGCTTATGCGGATTGGTACATTTGGAAGTACAAGAAACCCAAGGCTGGCGACAAATACTGGTATTTCGCCTGGCAGGGTCGCAGGATTGGCTTCAAATACATCAGCTATTTCGAGTCCAACGGCAAGCTCCGCTACTACCAGTGCAAATTCGGCTGGCGCATTGGCCCCTATGACGCCGATGGTCGTATTTCTACCTCTTATCGCTGGCAACATGGCACAACCGCCACGTTCCAGCCCATCCAACTAGGAACAGCAGGGAGCGACTATGAATGATCCAATCATTGGTGGACCGGCATGCGCCTGTCTGGAGGTCCAATACAACCCCAAGCAGAATGAGGATGGCACCGCCAGGGATCGCTGGACCTGCAAGGCGTGTGGCACCGAATACGTGAACATCAAGTATCTTGAGAATACCGTAGAGCAGGTGGATATGCTCACGGAAGAAAATGAGATGCAGGCCACCTACATCGAAAGCCTCGAAAGTGAAATGGAAGACCTTGACGATATGTTGGACAGCTATAGGGAGAACGACTGATGCCACAAGGACACTGGAAACGCCACGCAGAACGCGCTGAGAACCACGCAATGGCTCTAGCAGAGCAATGCGAGTTCTTACAGCACGAGAACCATGAGCTTGAAGAAAGGGTCGATTACTTGCGATCTGAAATGGTTGGACTGGAGAACGACCTGAAAGCCGTTAGCGAGCATCGTGACCAGCTATGGCATGAGCTAATGACCGCCTACGATCTTATCCAAGAAGGACTGGCCCAGAACTCGTCCTATGATTACGACGCCAGGGCCAACGCCTTCATTGAGAAGCATACCGCTAAGTAACATCCACCTGGGTAGGAACATTGGCCTGCATTTCCATCTTGAGAACCCGATCTTTCAGGTAATCAACCAAATGCTGGCGAACTTCCTCTGCTGTAGCGTCTCGCGGATCGCCATTGGCATCCGTAACACCAAGCAACAGACCCATAGCAGTCTGAACACGAGGTACATGAGCGTCATCAATAGTGATGGTGAGTTGTGCCATGATTTTTCTCCCTATAAGAGTTGTCAGTAAACAAGGATATTATAGCAATGTATAGAAACGAGGACACCAACTGGATTGACCGCTGGGAAAAACTCACTGGCAACCGCCCCGATGACAGTCTCAGAAGGCCCAAAGCCATCAACAACCAGGGCCTGGGAAAACCCGTTGCCACCGATGCCTTGAAACTCACCAGCCAACAGTTCAAGAGGCGCAAACCATGAAACCCACCCCCATTTTCCTACTGGCCCTGTTCACCATCGCCCTGGTAACAGGCATCATCTGGATTCTGCTAACATCAGCACAAGGATTTTATATGTGAAGATCATAGAATCCCCCTGTATCCACATCTGCCAGATCAGGAACAACATCTGCATTGGCTGTGGAAGAACCTCAAGGCAAATCTCGGAATGGCTCAAATACTCAGATGAAGAAAGGCAACACATCATGAGAACTCTACCCAGGCCCCAGATACCGAATTGCAGCTAGGAGAAGACAATGAGTGATCCATTTGCACCATCATATTCGCAGCTTGAGGATCGTGTCCAAGAACTAGAGGCAGAGGTTGAGCGCCTGACTGCTGAGAAGCAGAGAGATTTAGATTATCTAACAGAGGTTCGTGTCGAGAAGAATGCCGAGATCGAGAGGCTGACATTGGTTGTTCAAAATTATCGTCTTGGTGGCAGATGGAAAGGTTCAGAAATTGACGATTTAATAGCAGAGAACGAAAGGCTGCAAGCCGAGAACGAGAGGCTGACTGCTGAAGTCAGTAGATACGAACGGGCGCTTGAGTTTATTTCAATCAAGTTCGAGGAAATAGCAGACGAGATGGATATTCTGGATAGCAAGCCAAGCATCAAATTCGATGGCGACCATGTGTTCGACAAGAACGACACGCCGGAGCATGTGACATCGCCTGATTGCTGGTGTGGCCCGGTAAAGGATACTGAATGCGAAAGCCTTTGGATTCATAACCACTCGTCCCATGTGAACCGGGTCTCAGGTAATCAGGAATCAGGTCAGTTCACTGGTCTTAAACAGGACCCGCCCCAGAAGATTGATCACCGCCTTGATTGCGCCTACTACGTCGGTCATCCGTGTGATAGCGGTTGCAAATCAGATTTAGTAGAAGAACTGGAAATGTGGGCAAAGCACAACCCTACTGATACCAGCATCCCATTCGGAAAGTTGTTCACTCGCGCCGCCACAGAATTGAAACGTCTAGAGGCAGACCTTGTAGATCGTATTAAGGGCGAGAGGTCTGCGTGGAGGCAAGTATTGGAGCTTAGGGGCGCCGCCGACTCAAGACTGTCTCCCTCCGAACGTGATTGGGAGGATGCCCTTCGTGACAAAATCGCAGACCTGACTGCCGAGAACGAAAGGCTGACTGCTACTCAAAAATACCTGTGTAATTGTCTTGAGGAAGTTGGCGTTGACTCGTCTGCCGCACTTGCCGCAGCAGAAGGAATCACTCTACCGGAAGAATGCCCCTTCTCCGGGGAAGCGTGCGATTGCACAGATGACCGTGGTATCCGTGCAAAACGCTGCCCCAGAACAATCACCAAACACCCCTACGGCTACTGCCCAGTATGTCTACGCCCTGGCGTTAACAGGGAACGCAGACCTAACGGCAACGACCGTTGTTCAATCGGCCATGAATACCCATCGGCCCAGGCACTTTACAAGGACAAGACATGACAGACGCAGAATTCGACTATTTCAACTGGCGGATAGACCAACTCCACAAAATGCTCATCGAACTGGCCCACAACATTGGTCAACATGAGTTTGCCGACAACTCCACTCAGTTCCACAACAACCAGGTCAATGCGGAGTGGGAACACATCAAAAACGAAAGGCTGAAGAATCTCGAGTCCTCATAAACCACTATAATGGTCAAAATTCAATGAATTCCTCAGTAATAGACCACTATAATGGTTCAGCACCTGATGTATAAACCAACCCCTCCGTTCATAGCAATCATGATCCTATTAACACTAGGCATACTGGTGCTTGCCGCCATTGTATAAGGACTCTGGATTCTGGCCTTTGCCGGTAGTATAAGGAAGATGGTTTTTGGGGGGTGGGAATATTGCCTTGAAGGTGTTCAGCAGACAGCCGTTTTTCTAAGATAGTGGCGCAAAAAAAACGCGCCCCATTGGGGCGCGTTTGGTGGGGCGCGTTGCTGTTACTGATTCAAAAACAGATTGCGAATGGTCGCGTAATTGTCGCTGCTTTTGTCTGCTGCAATCATGCGATCATTGCCACGATTTTCACCAGCGTCCAAAATGTGCAACATCCACGCGCTGGTTACGCGTTGCGTGGATGCTGTTGATTCTGCTTTGTACAATTCAGCGTTCTTAAGCATGGCGCGATATTCAGCGTTATCAATCGAATCGAGCAGCGCGTTTATACGCGTGGCGTTGCTGGTATAGATTGCATACGCGTCGCTGTTTGCCAGTTCGCTGATGTTGCAAGCTTCAAACAGCACTATCAGACTCGCAAGATATTTGTTTGAATTCCAGAACGCGCTTGGATTATTGAGCAGCATGGCGATAGCCAGCGACTCAAGCTTAACCATTGCTTTCAATGGCAAGTAATCATTCCCAATTCTCTGGGGATTATGGGCGTTGCGAAAATCAAAAACGTGTTTCACCAGTTCGCTGGGCGTCCAATCAAAAGCAGCGAGCATGATTGCGACGCTGCTGCGCGACTCGAAAATGCGCGCCATTGCTTTACAGTCTGCCCCATTGGGCGTTGCGTGATTCTCGCGAATTGCTGCGACGCGTGGCGTTGCTGCTTTGATTGCTGCTGTTACTGCTTGGGATGTTACCAGTTCGCTGGCTACTACTACTGCTGCTGCTTTCAGTTCTGATTTGCTCATGATTTGCTCCAATTGGTTGGTTGGTTGGTTTGGTCTAGCAACTCCCAATATACGCGCATGGCAAGACGGATCAACCCCAAAACGTAGTTAATTCTACGTATATAACAAATCAGTCTATAGCGTGAAACTGGCACACTTTTTGCTGGGAAATTTTCATGCCAATCTGGGAAAATCCCAGAATTGGCACGATTCGTGCATGAGATGCGGATCGAAATGCGAATGATTCGCATCCGCATTTGGACCCCAGCTTCTCCTAGGATGCGAATCATTCTCATTCGCATTCAGGAAGCAGGATGCGAATCATTCTCATCCGCGTTTGCCTAGGAAAATGCGAATGAGACGCATCCTCATTTGGCCCAAACGCGGATGAGACGCATCCGCATTTGGCGCAAATGCGAATGAGACGCATCCTCTGTGGATAACCTGTGGATAAGTTATCCACAGGAAATCCACAGCTTTTCCACAGGTTATCCACAGCCCCAAGGGAATCCTGCCCCCTTTCCTATTTGAAAGGCCCCCTTTCCATATATAGATTGCCGCCCAGCCGTTCCTATAGGGATTTCCACAGAATTTCCTAGGCAACGGGAAAAACTTTCCTGGCGGCGAGCCTATATGCAAAGCTCGCCTTTCCAGAAAAGTCCTGCTGTCGCCAGGATTAGTAGATGACTATGACAGCAGGATTCTCAGCCAGGTTTTCGCGATTCTCGTCGCAGTCCAGGACGAACTCGATGCTGCGAGCCACCTGCTGGGCGATGCTGCGATCCCCAGGCTCATTCGCTGTCAGCGAACGACGCAGGACATCAGCGTACTCTCTGGGCAGGTTGCGATAGATGCGCTCGCAAGAAATGGTCCTGGGGAAGCCACCAGTTGACCAATCCTGGTGGTCGCGCCAGACGCTATGCAGGTTCTCGTCCTGCTCGTCTTTGTGCTGCCCACACCAGAAGCGCAGGCTTGTCATATCATTCCTCATCATGGCTAAAATCCTCCAAGTGGTTGTGCCATAACCCATATTCGCACTTGCCACTAAAGCCTACAAGCTATACGGCAGGCTATATGCCCCATACACGACGCCATAGGCCGCGCCGAGGGAAACTGGTATTTTGGGTCCCATACCTAGGTGTAATAGACGGGTATAAAACACGCCCCCAGGTGGGGGCGTGTGGTTGGTGTGACCTACTTCACGTCGATGTGGGCAGGGTCGATGATGAAGCCTGACTGCTCGCTAAGGACTCGAGAGAGCATCGCAACATGTGCCTCTAACGCTTTGTAGAGGATGTCGTCATGCTCCAGCGTCTTAACGATGCCTGCTGGCAGCGAAGAGTAGGCGTCACACTCGCTCCCATAACGAGCGATGTAGGTGAAACGCTTGCTGTCCTCGTGGAAGCAGACGTACAGGTCGTGATCCAGGTGCGATCCCAAGAATGTGCAGGCATCGCAATCGTGTGTGAAGGATGGATGTGTAGCCATGAGCTTATTCCTATGTGGTTGTGAGTGACAGACTCAGTATGACAGACTGGGGTAAGCCTACAATAGCTATACTGGTATTACCTGGGCATACCTGGGCTGTCTGAGATCGCTGGAGACGCCAGGTAATGGTGTACCCCATACCAGCGTATGGGTAGAGCTTACCTGGGCTTAGACGCGCTTTAAGAGCGTGTGAGAGCCAGGTTGAAACCATTTCAGTCTGATCTGCACCGTTTTCAGTCCTAGGTGAGTCTGCCCAGAGCAAAAAGCCCAGGACGAATCCTGGGCTTCTTGAATCGCCTATATGACGATGGGGTCTTCGAGAAGGCTGAAGCAAGTGTCAGCGTGGCAGGTGAGCGCGTCTTTCACATCGCGATAAAGTGCCTGGTCAAGCTGAATCGCCCCAGTGTAGGTGGTGTCTTCGATGCTGGCCCATTCAGGCAGCTTCCAGAGTTCCACGCTGTAGATAGGATTTACTTCGTCTCCCACGACGAGTCCTATCACTGAGACGATGTGCATGCCTCTTACGTTGGTTTCCACGATTTCGCCTAGTGCGCCAATCTCATCGTTGGCGAGAGCAGGTGTGGGTTGCATTTCAATCGGATTTTTTACGAGTTTGGCCATGATGATTTATCTCCTATTGGTTGCTGGGTCATGGCGACCCAGAACTCTATTTTGGGGCTTGGGGTGCAGGATTGCAAGTGTTTGAATAGGCAGCTTTTTTCATGGTTCTCCCACCAGGAACTATCAACTATAAGAACACTCCCAGCCTAGGAGAATTCGGACCCACCAAAAAGGCCCCACCAACAGGTGGGGCCAGTGGCTAACTCAGTAGCCTGGTGGGTTGGTACGCTTTCCTTGAAAGTGGTACATGGGCCTGTTCCAGCCATTGGACAGGTTTCTCACGAACTCTCTGACCTTTATGGCAGTCCATGACACCTCAAAGAGTCCCCAGCCACTGTCCAGGAAGATGGTGCAGCCATTCTCTGAGAACCCACTGTCCTCAAAGCCACACATCCAGTCGAACTCTTCCTCACAGAGTCGATACAGCGCCTTTACATAGCGCGACTCGATCAAGCCTACGAAGATGTGACCAGTGTCTTTTCCTGTGCAATCAGTCAGATAGACAGGCGTTTGTCCAAGAATCTGCATGATCAGCCTCCCATCGCTACAAGCATGAATGGCCAGGCTATGCAGATCGCCATGATCGCAAATATGCCTATCGTGAGCAGAACTGTCTCTGCCAGGTCTCTGGTGCGCTTACGCATCGTCCTCTCCCATCCAGTGAGTGTTCAGGCGTGTGATGTAGTCGCGCTGGGCTTTCCTGTCGCGCTGCCACTTCTTGGCCTGTTTGGGTTTCTTGTGGGGCTTCTGCCTACGCATGGGTTCATCCAGTGGCATCAAGCCTACGAGCATCGTCCTGAAGTTGTCATTTGCCATCGTTTTTCTCCTGTAAGTGGTTGATTGGCAATTTAAGAGTGGCAGATCGCCCCAGAGCCTACAAGCTCTGGGGCAGGTGGTTTACTTGTGTTTCCTGCGAGTCCACCATTCTACCAGGCTGCCACCAAGCGCCAGGTACAGTGCTAAGGTGGCGAGCATCCAAAGCGCGAACCACGCCTGGACAAATTCGTCAGCAGTCAGGTCAAACATATTCGACTCCTTGCAGCCCATAACCAGGCCACGTTTCGATGAAGTAGCG